GAAACACTTTGAAAATCAAGATAGAGTTGTTTCAGCTAGTAAAGATATTGCTGAAAGGATGTGCCTATGCAAGGCATGTGGAATGCCAATTGAAAACGCCGAAGATGAGTTGACTTGCAGATTTTGCGAGTACCTGGAAAAGGAGCGAAATCGCTTTAATATTGTGGACACTCATCCAGATCCTGTTATGGAGGTTCAATCGGGTTTTATCCCGCTATTTCAACGAACTTTCATGGCAACGGCCTTTGATCATGCGAAATACATCTATTCGTCAGGATATATCCCATGGAATATGGGACGGCACTTTCTGAGAAAAGTCAGGCGCTATTTATTTGGCAGCTGGTTTGAAAAGGGTGTTATGGATAGATTTGGTCTTGGAAAGAGATCCGTTAAGAGCACAGTACATTTAATCGAGAACATTTCGACGGATATATTGTTAACCAATCTTAAAGAGATGGAACATTCTCCCTGGATCAATTGGACCAACTGGGTTCCCGCATCAGTGCTAGACAATCCCAAATATTTGGATAAGATCGCAAAACACTCGAAACGCAAGGACAAGGATTTCTATAATGAACTTGGAAAATGGTCGTATGATTGTATAGCCCCCGTTATCGGATTGGGACTTACTATGTATTACTTCCCTTTTTTGTTTCGTCCATGGACAATCTGGGCAACTGGGGTTTGGCTTGCTAGTCATATAGCCGGCCGATCAGTTGACCACAGATTATTGGTCGAAGCATCAAAAAACAGGATCAGAGAAAAAAATTCTTGAAGACCACAACCACGCACCTAAATTACTCGCAACTATACGCGAAAACTATACTGCCTCTATTATTGGGGCTAGCATGGCAATTGGAATTTTATACATTGCCATTACTAGCTTGCGATCAATGCGTGCGTTAAAGAGTCAAGGAAACATCGCCCCCACCACCGTCGAGGAAGTAGAAGCGAGAGACCGAGAAGAAAATAAGTGGGTTCCTATAGAAATACCAATTTATGAGGCACCCGCGAAAAGCTCCAACACAACTTTTGAGCACTTGCGGGAGAATGTCAAAGCGAATCTTGTACATATGGAATTCGTTATTGGCACAAATCGTCATTTCTGTGATGCATTCTTCCCCGGGTCGAATGTTGTCTTGATACCCAATCATATGTGGAAACCAGTAATGGAAGCTAAAATGACCTCGGTTAAAGCCAAATTCACCAGGCGTACTAAACGCAATCTTGGAAGCCAATGGATGAGTATTCTTTCACACGCTCACTCAGTGCACATCCCACAGACGGATCTTTCCCTTGTTTACGTACCAAATGC